ACCTTTGAAGAAAGCTAACGGCGGTATGCTAAACTCTCCCGCTGCGGTAAAACGCAGATCAGGCGCTGCTGTTAAAGGGTTTAAGAACGGTGGCATGGCAACTAAATGGGAATCTAAGTGGGGATAAAATAAAATGCCTTACCTTCAAAGCAACATCCCGCACTTCAAGTGTTGGATAAGAAGGGAATACACAGTTAATCACGAGCGATATCATGGTGAGTTTCTACACGCCATGGTCATTGCTGTTACTACAATGCCTACCAGGTGTCTGAGTTTTCAAGTTATCTTCACTGGGTGCGAATCGGATGACGATGAGAACGAACCAAATATCCACGGTGGTGCAATGTGGGCGCGAATGCCTATCACGGCTCTTGTTGCCGACACTCCGTTTCAAGAATGGCCAGAACCTATGGCTGTACATGATGCCCAGCCTTGGGATTGTTCTTCTCGCACTCACTCAGTTTACGTTCTAGATCGAGCAACGCCATGTCCTTGGCTGGCGAAGATTGATGGTAACCTCTATCCTGCAAAATATATGTTTACGGTAGACTACACCGACAATGAGATAGCAGACGATCCTGCACAGCACAAGCAGTCGCATGTTATGGAGTTACTTGATGCTGGCGAGTGGACAGGAAATATAGTAGCTTTGCCAAATAACAGGGTAAGGGTTACACATCCAGCTTGGTTTGAAACGGGAGAAGGCGCGCCTGACTTTAGACCATCTCAGCATATTCACTACAGCAAGTCTGATTTAGATTACACTCTGGATGTTAATCGAATATTTAATAATCTGTACGCAGAAGAGTAAGTTATGGCAATTGAACGTGGCGTAGATGAGATAGACATTGATGAGTTGGATATTGAAGACAACTCAAAAGAAATTCTTATATCAGATGAGTCTGAAGATGAACTGATGTTTGATGGCATAGAGGATGGCGATGAGTCTATCTTGGAAGACGGCACTATGGTCTTTGGCGAGGATGATCTTGATGAAGACATCCCGCTACCGTTTACTGCAAACCTTGCTGAAGAACTAGATAAAACAGATTTAGGTCGTATTTACTCTAATCTGATGGGCGACATCGATGATGATAAGTCCTCACGCAAAGAGTGGATGGACCAGTACACTGAGGGTCTTAAGTTTCTTGGCATGAAGTTTGAGAATCGTACAGAACCTTTTGACGGTGCTTCTGGCGTTATTCACCCCCTTCTTGCTGAGTCTGTCACACAGTTTCAAGCTCAAGCTTACAAAGAGATGTTACCTGCTGGTGGGCCTGTAAAGACCAATGTTATTGGTATGGGTACACCCCAGACTGATCTGCAGGCTGCTCGTGTGCAAGAGTACATGAACTACATGATCACTCAGGAGATGAAAGAATACGATCCTGAGACTGACCAACTGCTGTTTTATTTACCCTTGTCTGGTAGTGCGTTCCGTAAGGTCCACTTTGACCAGTCACTTGGCCGTCCTGTATCGCGCTTCATTCCATCTGAGAAGTTAATTGTGCCTTATGGCACGACAAGCTTGGATGATGCTGTGCGTATCACGCATGTGATTGACATGTCGATGAATCAAGTTCGCAAGCTCCAGCAGGCTGGGTTTTATAAAAAGACCAGCATGTCTGACTCAGGCAACGACTATTCTGATACTGATCAGATTGATGAAGAGATCGATGAGTTACAAGGCGTTAAGCCTTCTGGTAGTTCAAATGACTATGAGTGTGAACTGCTTGAGGTCCACGTTGAACTAGACATCCCAGGGTATGAGGATGTTGATAAGGAAGGTGAAGAGACTGGCATTAAGTTGCCGTACATCGTCACTCTGTCACCTAAGCAATCTACTATTCTTTCTATTCGTAGGAACTATATAGAAGCCGACATGATGCGTAAGCGCATAGATTACTTTGTGCATTACAAGTTCTTGCCAGGTGTTGGGTTCTACGGCTTTGGTTTGACCCATATGATTGGTGGATTGTCTCAGGCATCTACTTCTATTCTGCGTCAGTTGATCGATGCAGGTACGCTGGCTAACTTGCCTGCAGGATTTAAGGCTAGAGGCATACGGATTCGTGACAACGATATACCGCTTCAGCCTGGCGAGTTTAGGGATATGGATGCGCCTGGTGGATCACTTCGTGATGCGCTTATGCCGTTACCGTTTAAAGAGCCAAGCCAAACCTTGTTGCAGTTGCTAGGTATGTTGGTAGAGGCAGGCCGTAGGTTTGCATCTGTTGGTGATATGCAGGTTGGTGATGGTAATCAACAAGCGCCTGTAGGCACCACGATTGCTCTTCTAGAGAAGGGTAGCCGTGTTATGAGCGCGATTCATAAGCGCATGCACTACAGTCAGCGTATTGAATTCAATCTACTTGCACGGGTCATTAAGGACTCTCCTTTAAAATCTTACCCGTACATGATTGCCAGCGGTCAGCAACAGTTGATGGCGCAGGACTTTGATGATCGCATAGACATCATTCCTGTATCTGATCCCAATATATTCTCTATGAGCCAGCGCGTTATGCTTGCTCAAGAGATGATGCAGATGGTGCAGACAAACCCGCAGATACATGGTCCTCAAGGTACTTACGAGGCGTATCGTCGCATGTATGAGGCAATGGGTGTCCAGCAGATTGAGCAGCTTCTACCACCTCCTCCGCAGCCACAGCCTGCATCTCCTGGTATGGAGAACGCTGGGTTTTTGCAAGGACAGCCTGCACAGGCTTTTCCTGATCAAGACCATGATGCACACATTAAGTCTCACCTTCTGTTGTTTAAGCTTCCAATCATTCAAAAAGTGCCTGAAGGTCAAATGCAAATGGCGGCTTTAATACAAAGCCACATCTACCAGCACGTTGATTTTAGCGCCCGTGAGATGGCGCAACAAGACCCTGAAATAATGCAGATGCAGCAACAGATTCAGCAGATGCAGCAACAATCTCAAATGGACCCAATGATGATGCAACAGATGCAACAACAAGTTCAGCAGATGCAGCAGCAGATGCAGACCATTATGGAAGACAAGGTTGCTCAAAAGACTGTTGAGTTGCTTAAAAAGGTTGAGTCAGATCTGCAGATTGGTCAGGAAGAAGATCCTTTGGTCGCGCTTCGCAGAGAAGAACTTGATCTTAAGGACAAGGACATTGACCGTAAGGCTCAAGAAGCCCAGCAACGCATCAAGCTAGAGGGTGATAGGATTGATAATAATGTTGAATTGGGTCAAGATCGCCTTGCATTGCAAGATCATACTGCCCACTTAAAGGATGACGTTGCCAAAGAGCGCATTGATTTACAGCGTTCTGCTCAGATGGCAAAGACGGCAGAGAACATGGCCAAAAACTTCTTTAACAATTAGGAGAAATATTTATGAGTTCAGTAAGACAAAAGATGGCTGCGACACATAAGGCGCAGAACAAGCAGTTTGAAGCAGACAAGCATGGGTTTCTGCCACTTCAAGAACCTACAGCAACACTTAAGCCTTTGGTTGAAGAGGTTGAGGAAGTAACGCTAGAGGTCACACCAGAGGTTGTTGAAGAAACTACCCCTGTCCCTGAAAAGCCAAAAACTGTAAAAACTAAAAAACCAGCACCCAAAGGTAAGAAGTCATGATCAAGCGACAAACAAGTTTTCCACAGCCCAAGGTTACGGATAGCAAAGTATCTATCAAGGATCAGGGGACTGTTAATTATTCCAAGGCTGAAACCATAGCTACTCCTACCAAGTCTGCTCCTTATGGTGCTGGTGAGATGCGTGGTGGCGGAGCGGCTCTGCGCGGCAAGAAGTTCAGCGGAATCTTCTAGTGTTCACAGGCGGTCAAAGTATGGGGCAGTACGGAGGCATTCAGCGTCCTTCCAGAAGAGATGATCAAATGCCTATGGGTGGTTTTGGGATAGAAAGTTTTGATAGCCCCTCTACACCTTTGCAAACATTTCAACCAGGAACTATTACAGCAGATCAGATGAGGTTTACAGGACAGCTGAGAAACTCAATGGCTAGATTCCCTGGAACACCAGAGCCTCCTGAAATGTTTACCGACAAATTGACTGGCAAACAAGTTACGCAAGCTGAAGTTGATTCTTTGGGGGGTATGCAAACATTTTTAGACCCTAACGCCGAAAGAGCTAGAGCAAGAGGATTAGGTAGATTAACAAACCAAAAGTTAAACGAAGCCCAACTTCGCGCACAACCTGCGGATATGTCCGCTGGTAGGGGGCTAGGGATGCAAGGTATCCCTCAAATGGGGACCGCTGGCAGAAGTGCTGGGACAGATGGGGGTATGGGGGGCATTAGCAGTAGATTTAATCAACCACAACAACGCGGTGGTATGTTTAACCAACCACAACAGCGTGGTGGTATGTTTAACCAGCAGAATCAATTTGGTGGTCAACAAGGCCAGCAGGGTATGCAACAAATGATGCAGTTTATGCAGCAAATGATGCAGATGTTTTCTATGATGGGTGGTCAGAACAGAAGCCCATATGGTGGTGGTGGATACCAGCGACCACAAATGCAGCGTATGATGCCGCAACAGCAGTATCAAAGACCACAAATGCAGTATCAAAGACCGCAAATGCAGTATCAGCCTCCACAGATGCAACAGCAAATGCAACGGCAACCACAACAGCCAAGCCCGTTTGCCCAATCGATTAGACCAAGGTATTAGTTATGGAAATTAATTTAGGTGACCTAGGTATCTCGCCAGCAATGTTAGCTAGAATTCAAGCTGGCGGTGGGATAATGGGCAATGCAAAGCCAAAAAGAAAAAAGAAAGCTGTTGCTAAGAAAGCAAAGCCAGGAGTTAAGCTTAGAAGGGGCAAGCCTGTTGCATCTAAATCTCCTAGCACAGGTCGTAAAGGGGTAAACCCATTAGCGGGTATAAATATTGAAGAGTTAATGAACGATATAGGCGGCGAAGGGGGTGGGGTCGGTAATTATTACAGAGGCGCAAATCCTGTGCCTACTCCTCCTAAGCCTTCTGCGTCTGGCGCAGCCCCAGGCGTAATGCGGCAGCTTAAAGATTTGTTTGGTGGCGCAGATCCTATAAAAACTTCTCAATTCCCGACTGGTGAGCCAGCAAATATGCTTGAATTTGCTGATGTCCCTGCTGGCGCTTTTAAATTGGGTGGTGGTGGCGGTAGTGGTGGAATACTGCCCAAAGCCAGCAGCGGCACCACCGACACCCCCTACTCAACAGACTTAAGACCTGGGGATGAAGGGTTTGATTACGTTGCTGACACTGCAGAAAGAAGATCTAGAGGAATGGCCCCTCGTGATTTTACAGTAGGCGCTGAAGGTAATTTAGATGATCTTAGGCGTGAATACGAATCTCTTGTTAATGCTCAACTAGGTGATGACAGCGGCATCCTACCAAAGGATGAACTTGGTAGACCAGACAAGGATGCTCTTGCCAGAAGAAGTTCTCGATTAGGTGAGTTGGCGGTAGGAATTTACAATCAAGATAGTTCCTTTGAAAGCCCTTACATGAATAACTTTGATGAGATTGGTCGAGTAAGAGGTCAACCTGCTCCAACTGAGTCTTGGGGAGGCGAGACAGCTAGGAAAGGAAGGGAGATTGATGCAGCAAAATATGCTGAAGCTCGTGCAAGAAATGATGGAAGCTTTAATCAAGCACCAGCAGCAGCACCAGCACCAGCACCAGCAGCAGCAGCACCACCACCACCACCACAACCTCTTTCAGCGACTCCAAGAAACATACTCGGACCTTCTTATGATCCTAAAAACCGCGAAGCTTATGCAGCCAAAGTTCAAGCGCAGCGTGATCAAATGAAGGCTGGTGGCAACATACAGTCAGGCGGCTATCCAACAGCAATGAACCCAATGTCTGCTATGCCACAAACTCAGTTTGGTGGTTATGGTGCCCAGATGCCTATGCAGGCTTTGAACCCTTATGCAGGCATGGCAACTCCTAATGAGAAAGTAGATTTCTTTCCTAACACGCCTAAACCTCCAGCGACTGGAATGGCTCCACAGCCCAAGATAACTTAATGGATTCAATATCTTTAGCGGCATACATATACAAAAAGATTAATCAATTTGAGGAATCTCATGTTGACTACATAACGTCTGGCCATGTTAAGAACATGGAAGACTACAAATTTGCGATGGGTGAATTATCGATGCTTCGCACCCTTCGTGAGGAACTAAAAGAAGCGTTGCAGATTGAAGGAGACCCCCTCGATGAGTGATCTATTATTAGATTCCATCGCAAAACCGTCCGTATTGGGCGCATATGTGAGTGAAGAAGAGAAGGTGTTAGACCCTTCTATGCTAGACAAGTCCTTGGTTGAAAGAATGCCAAACCCTTCTGGGTATCGTTTATTAGTTCTCCCCTACAAAGGTAAGGGTATGACCGATGGTGGTATTCAGTTAATCCAATCTACGTTAGATAAAGAAAATCTAGCTACATCTGTTTGTTATGTAATGAAGATGGGGCCATTGGCTTACAAAGATTACGACAAGTTTGGCGATGAGCCGTGGTGTAAGAAAGGTGATTGGGTTCTTATTGGTCGTTATGCAGGTTCACGATTCTCGCTAGAAGATGATCATGAAGTTCGCATTATTAACGACGATGAGGTTATTGGAACTATTCTTAATCCAGATGACATTAAGTCTGCATAGGTGAAACATGAGTGAAGAAACATTAA